GTTATTCCTCGTCTTTCTTGGTAGATGGTTTTGGTGCTGGTGGCGCTGTCTGACCAATCTTGATCAGGAACGCTTCTTGTTCTTTTTCCCATTCATTCATGGTCTAGCTCCAACTCGTTAGGACTGATAGTGACATTGAACATGTTAAAAGATCGCCCGATGCAGCATTGAGAACGCTAGGTGCGCTCACTTCTCCCACATTATAGACGATAGAGGAAGCAGCTAGTTTGTTAAACACAGCAACTAGCCGATCCTCAATTCCATTGAGATTTCCTTCGTTGTCCAGTAATGGCACGAAGATGTTGACCAGAAAATTAGCCATTGGCGCGATGGTGTTGTAACCATTGTTAGATGGAGTTACATAAGGGTCGGCCGGTGATAAAACCACACTGTTAACTATCGGTGTGCTGGGCGGAAATGAAAATACTGACCAGAGTGAGTTATCGACTAGCGCAGCTGCAATGGTGGCGCGGAGTGTTGAGATCGCTGCCATGGTTAGCCAACCATCGAGCGCGGATCTAGGTAAGGTGCAAGCAAGCCGCGAACGCGAGCAAGCAAGGTATTAGACATAGTGAACGGGCTAGGAGTGAAGCCGTCAACTGACATTCCTTGACCGCTTGGTGCTTGGCGCGCTTGCCAGATAGCGATAGATAACATTAGCGATGCTTCTTGAACTGCTGGAACTGTTGAGTAATCAACATAAGTGTCTGCGGCTGCTGAGCCATAAGGGTTAATTGGGTGGTAAGGCGTAGCCACATTGTTATTGCCTGTAATCGCATAAGTAACTGAATACTCACCCACGCCAGTTAGTGTCTTGTTACCGTTGTGCTTTGAACCGCAGCCTGTAAAGACCAAAGACTGTCCAACATAGAACACTTCTTGAACATTGTCTTGAAAGTAAGAAGTGCCGGTATTGGTTGTATTGCTATGCCCAATAACTGGAGTCGTGTTAGCCCATAGAAAAGGGATCAACACATTGTCTGCTGCATCGCATACTGACTGCAAAGTGGCATCTGCGTAGAGTGTGCCAACGCCAAGTGCGCTGCGAAGTTCTGCAACTGTTGTATAAGACATTTGATCTCCTTTCTAAAGACTGGCGGGATAGAAGGGCACTATCCCGCCAGCGACTTAGTTTGCTGCGATTAAGCAGTCATGTTGAAGCGGCGTACGCCCTTGCCAGATTTGCCGACATAAATTGCAAGATAACCATAAAGTGCAATTTCCAACTCGCCTGTGGTCAAGACATTAAGGCGTAGTTGTGTCTGTGGGCTTTCCCAGCAATATACAGAACCTGGTGCAACGAGGAATGCTGACTCGTCAACTAGGCCTGATGTTGTGATGTTGTGATCCACGATGAGATCAGTTCCGAGAATGTTTCCACGAACGCTTGAAGCAACTGCTGTTCCTGATGCGTTCTGTGTTGCGCCCTGTGCTGAGTAAAGTGCGCGACCAGTTGTGTCTGCGTAACCTGCAATGGCTGCCCATTGGTCAGTTGATGCGATCAACTTGTTAGCGAAGTCTCCGCCAGTTCCCTTGTAGGCCTTTGCGCCTTCAACAGAGATGAATGACTGAAGTCCTGCTGCTGTTGTTGCAACTGATGTTGCTTGAGTTCCGTCTGCTGTGAATGCAGCGATAAGTGCCTTATCTGTTGCTGCTTCGTAGGCTTTACGGAGTTCTGCCATAAGAAGTTCCATGAACGCAGGTGAGCTGCGATCTATTAGCTCCCAAGATACTCGGTTGAGTCCGGCGAACTTGTTAATCGAAACTGTGTCATAGGCTGAAGTCATGCCTGTATCAGTAACAGATGCACCTTCGTTAACATCTGCAACTGCTGGTGCTGTGTCTGCTGATGTTGCCTGAGTGTAAAGGCGAGGAACTGTGAAGGACATTCCTGACTCTACAAGTGGCGCACGAGTTACTGCATCAAATGACGGACGGCCTGAAAAGGTGTCTGTGATGAATGAGTTAAGGTGAAGTGGAAGTGTCAAACCTGTGTTAGTTGATGTTGAGTCATCTGCTGCACGAACTGTGCGGCGTGCTTCGTCATCGCCTAGAGCAGACTTGATAGATGCTTCTAGATATTGTGCTGATGAAATTGGTGCAATGCGCTCTTTTGCATAAGCCATTGCTGGAACAGTTGCGCGTGCGGCTTCAACAGCCGTTGCCTCAACTTCTGGTGCTGCTACGGTGTCTGGAGTATTTTCCACGACCGCCTCGCTTTCTGGTTGTGTGTTTGGTTCAACAGGGGTTTCTACTTCCTCTGCTGCGATCTCAAGAACCTGAGCAGACTTAAAAGCCGGTTCAGTTACTAGAGAAACTTCTTTTAACTTCGCTGCTGTGACAACTGTGTGTCCAGCGCGAGACGGTGCTGATGCGATGATCTCTGCACCTACTGAAAGACCGCTAACGAGTCCTTCTTGCGCCATAACGAGTGCATCATTGCCACCTGTTGAGCGACTGAGTTTGAAAGTAGCGTAGATGCCGTCTGGTCGAACTGTGGCAGTCATCATGCGGCCGATAGGCTTCTTAACATCATGCTGTGATAGCAACTTAATCTTAGAAGGATCATCTATCTCGATGCTTCCTGCTTCAAAGACTACGCCGCCAAGATTAGTGTTACCGATTTCGCCTGTACCCATTGGCACGATTTTGCCTGAAATTTCTCGGCGTTCCTCGCTGCATTCAATAGATGCTGCTTCGATGTATAAGGTTTCCATTAACTCATGCCTTCGCTTCCGTTAGGAGTCAGATCCGTCATTTCCATAGCCTGTTCAGTTGTAATAAGTCCTAGAGTTAGCAGCTTCTCAATAACTTGAAGTTCAACCATAGGATCTTGCTTTAGGAAAGTGTCAAAGACTGCAAAGCGGACTTCATGTCCAGCAGTGCTGATGTCATCCATGCTCATGCGAGTCTGGATTGCCTGAATGTAAGGTTCGATCGACAGAGCAAAGAACTGCTTGCGTTCTTCAGTAACATTTGCATAAGTCATTGTCGTGTTCTGATCAGCGCTTAGGTAGTAAGCTGGAACATTCATAGCGCGAGCAATTTCAGTTGATAGGTTCTGAATAGCCTCGTTGTACATCATGTCTTTAGGTGAGAACTGTGTTGACTGGAACTCAAGAGTAGAAGTGAGATAAGCAGTTGAATTATTTTGACGGCTGCGCTTCCAAGCAGATAGAAGCCCAGAGACTTCTGCTGGTGGTAGGTCTGCGCCTGTGTTCTTTAAGATGCCTGAACTCATTGGAGTTGCAGCAGAGATAGATGCGGCTCTGTTGATGTCGATCGCGGCTTGAATAGTTCGACCAGCGCGCTCTAATACGCCTTCATCTAATCCTTGAATAGTTACAATATCGTTCATGCTAATAGGCGCGATATCTACATAATACTGAGTAATCATTATGCCTTCAAGATCAGTTGTATAAGTTACGCGAGAGTTAGCGATCCACTCAAAGGCTGAAGGGCGGCCGTCCTCAGCATAGCGTTCTGTTACACGAAGATAAGCAACTCCGTAGAATAGCAAAGAGTCCACGATCCAGTTAATCGTTACGAATGAAGGCTGGTTTTTTGATAGTTGGTTAATCCAACGAGGCGGCGCTATAACTTCGCCGGTGCGCTTGTTGTAATACTCTAAAGGGATAGAAGCAACTGTGCCACAGATTAAATTGCGAGCGCGAGCAACAGAAGGAACAGACATTGCATCTTTGCGCGAAGTGCGAAGGGTGAGGTTGCTATAAAGTGAGGGTAAGTTTTCGCCCATTACCTGTGGCGCTGCTTGCGCTTCTACAATTAGCGGCTTGCGCGAAAAGATACCCATAGGGTGCAATTATACACTACATATAGGTCATTCCGTATAGATAGCCGCTACCTGTTGTGGTTTATAAAGCATGTGAACAACCATCGCGGTTGCAATAGCGCCAGAGACATCGCCCGCGGATTTTCTTTTAACGATACGCCAAGCAGAGTCGTTAACTTTAGCTGCGCAGTTATTCATCTGTTGTATCCAATTTTGTTGCCCCGAATGCACGACCCTAAGATTTACCAATCCGTCGAGCAAGTCCCCACAAGCCTGATAGAACGATGCTCCGCTAATATCCTGAGTCATACAGCCAGCGTTCGTCAACTTATCCGCGATCGACTGGGCTGTGTATTTATCAAAGCAGATCTGGCGAGGTCGATAGTTATCTGACCAGCCTTTAATATCCGCTGCTATTTTAAGATCATCGACTGAAACTGCACTCTCCCAAGTCTGTAATATGCCTACTCCAATGCGACCATCGGGGAGTAATTGACCGGCAACAAGCGAAGCATTGCGCCTAGATGGTGAGACATCGAAACCGAATACTGTGTAACCGCCTGGCGGAATTGTAAGACTTGCATCGCTCGTATCTTCGAGGATGCCATGAGGCCAAGGTGAACTTAGGGAGTCGATCCATTGGCAGAGCAATTCTGTACGAGTGTTTTCTATTGGTGAAGTGGCTACTGACTCCTCTAAAGTCTCTTTAGTTACAAGATAACCAAGCGCAGGGTTAGCAAGCGCCCAAGATTTAGGATCATCTATCTTGCAATACTGTGGCGCTGAGTATTCGTAAAAGCCGAAAGACTTGGGTGGATTATCCAAAGCTCGTTCTCTTAATCCATTTAGAACTACGCTGAAAGCATCGCCAGCGTTAGAAGTTAGGAAAGTGTGTGCGTTAGGCCGCGCTCTAGTTACCGGCATCGCAGCTCGATAGCCCTCCTCTGACCACTCTCGAACTTCATCGAGGAATAGCGCATCGGCTGATCGACCGCGAGCGCCATCTCTAGTAGCTGCTACAACATCGAGTCTGCGACCGTCTTTCATCTCGATTGACTCTGTGCCGTTGGCGTAACGGATCTGTTTGACCAGCGCCATGAGGTTCTCGTTATTCTCAAAGACATGGGCTACCTGACGGAAAGTATCCAAAGCCATCGAGCGATTGGATGAGGCGATGATGATGTTCTTGCTATCCCACTTAAGCAGGTGAGCCAGGATGAGCATACGCGTTAGATGGGTCTTGCCATTCTGACGAGCTACCAATAGCAGGTTTGTCTTGCGTATCCATTGATTTTTACTGTCCACGCGGAGCATGTCCGTTAATACGAACTTCTGCCATGGCAATAGAGGCATCTGGATAAGTTCTGATAACTCAATTACATCTGCAACCTTTGAAGCGCCCTTTAAGTACGGCGAATGAAGCCTAGGTTCAGTAGCCCCCTTTAGCGCCGTGGACTTTCGTGTTGCCATCGGGTTAATCCTGGACTGGTTTGGCTGTGAATGGACTGTCTTGGTGAATTTCCGACCGTGTTAGGGAGAGGAAGGAAGGAAAGATAGGGGGGGTGAACTTCTGTGCTAAAAAAACGCCTTGTGAGCGTGATCCTTTGCGTGAGTTACACGACTTGCACGCACTTATCAGGTTCTCAGTATTCATGGCTTGATCAGGGTGATCCTTGACTGAGAGTATGTGATCAACTGTGTCTGCTATCTGACCACAATAGGCACAGACATAGCCATCCCTTGCAAGGATAGTCTTACGCAGCGCACGCCATTTCCTGCTATCTCTAGGGTCTTTGCTCTTAGGGTAAGTCATAAGTTTAATTCTAACTGTCCATGGTTGATGATAGTGATCTCACCTCTAATAGGTAGATGATCTTTATTAACCTGAGTCTTTAACCTATGGCAATTAGCACATAGGGTTTGAAGGTTAGATAGATCGTTATTGGCATGGTTGCCATCTATATGATCTACATCGAGCTGTACTGAATGAATAGCCTTAAACCCGCATTCTTCACAATAATCCTTCTTATGAATGCGATATCCATTCTCTTTACATTTCCAACATTGTCTATCCCATAACTTAATACCAGACTCACCTCTGCCTTTAGTCCGGCAAGGTTCTCCACATGGACATATTGGACGAATACCAGTTCGAGCCATGCTATTGCCAACCCTTAGTCTTTAGATGATGTAGTGCAGCACAATAGTCCGGTATCTCATAG